AACCATTTGTCCTCTTTGATTTCTGCGATGATGCCTTCCATTCTTTCTTTTAATTCTGGATTACTCCAGCTATTATAAAGAACAGCGCTTGTTGCTATATCAAATTTTTCAACATTAGCGCTATCTTGTATTTCGTTACCATTTTCATCAATCACAAGGCTTGATGTTATATGTCCAATAATATCAGACTCATCATGCATAAAATTGAATTGTTTGTTTGTGGGTGAATCCTTAGCGCCCCAAGTTTCCGACTTATCAAAAACATCATCGTTCTTGTTCCAACCAGTTGAAACAAGGATGGAGCTTAAGTAATAAAGATCAAACTGGTCTTTATCTTCAGCCAAAGTGTTTTCTTGAGCAATAACCAGTCTTTTTATGCTGTCTTTTTGCTTCTTGCTAGGAATATATATACTAACTGGAGAAGCGTATTGAATACTGGCGCTTGCTTTTATGGCGTCTTCTAGACCTGAGTCTATTTCGCTTTTATATATTTTCATGTATCACCTCAAAAGAATATACACCATAAACAAAAATAAATCCTAAAAACGTTGGTCTGTTTTACTTAAAGCATAGCACGAAATATTTATCTTCCTAATTTCGTCAATCGTTGCCTGTCTCGAATTCCTATTAAAAAAGTCTTCCTTTAGCTCTGCTAAAAGTTTAGCGACATTAGAGTCCACTGAAATGGGCTTATTCAATAGGTCACTAATCACCTCCGGTGTAATTTCAATAAACGGCTGCATATTGCACAATATACAAAGCTTCAAATGCTCTAATTGGTCTATTTCACTTTTAGTTAGAGATCTAAGACTTGCCTTTTCGTAATGTGCAAGTATCGCTGGATTAATAATATCGGATATATTCGATTGTGCCTCACTAGCCCACAAAGAAGTTGCAACAAAATCAGAAGAGTTAATGGAATTTCTAGGCTTTGATTCTCTTTCCTTTCTTTTTTGTTTGTCTTTGGAGTTCCTTGGTCTACCATCCTCTGGCCTACCCTTTGGGTTAAATTGGTTCTCTTGTTGAACCTTTTTGTCTTGTTGTTTGTCAAATTTCTTTTCATCTCTATCGTCTTGCTTGTCTTTTATATCATCTTTCTTTTCTTCAATTTGATCATCGCTTCTTCTGTCTTTTGGATTGGTGAAGGGGTGATCTCCTGTATCGTCGCAGGGAACAACACCAACATCTTCGGGAGCAATCATATCTTTGGTTAAAGCAATCTTCTCAAGATCATTGCGATGTTGCGGGTTGTGATAAGGACTAGCCTTCTGTGGCATGGATTCATTCTGCCTGTCTTTTATTTCTCGACGAATTCTAATCTTTTCGATTTCAGGAATTTCTCCAAATCGTTCAACAAGCGTTTCAGAACTAATAACATTTCTATCGGCAAGCTGGATAAGTAAGTTTTTCTCGGAAGCTTCATCAGAAAGAACCATTTGGTCAAAATGAATTTTAGCAGGCAGTCTAAAGCCCATCGCCTTTTGAACGATCTCTAGCTCTTGGTTCCACCAGTTGACCAATACCTGACGACCATATTCCAGCCTTTCAACAAGTGTTTTGAGACTAATAAAATTATTAGTAAAGCCACCGCCAGTACTGGCCATCCCGGTGAGGGTAGGAGGAACACCAAGGCCAGCGTATATGTTTGTAAGCACCGGCTCATACTTTTCTTTTCCTAAAAATTTAAATACTTGAGTGCTAGATTCAGTAAACTTTAATTCTGGCCCCCAAACCAAATCCATTGTACCACCACCAACATTACTGGCTAATATATTTCTAAGCTTATTAATGGCAGCTTTAGTTGGAAGTATTTTGTTATCTAAGTCGCCAAGGCTCCAGAGTCTTATATTAGAAATAGCGCCATCTAGAGCCGACACATCTGCCAGCTTCATCTTTTCTAGCATGACGATATCATCAAGAATGGCGTAGATCATGGGGTTAGCCCAAACAAGCCAGTCATCTTTCTTGTAGTAATGGACTGATACCTTTTCTGGATCTAGCGGAACAACGGTTTCTCCATTTTTTATAGCCTCCAAGATATCTGGAGGAAGCATTGCTGTTAGGTTTCTATGGTGAGGGGATTGTCCACTAAGACCCCTGTTCGCTAAACCTCTTACAAGCTTAGACACCTTTAAAACATATTGAGGCTGGCCAACAAAAGTGGCTAATTCATTACCAACAACCTCAATAGACATGGGATTTAAAAAATCAAACTTCCAAGGTATTTCTCTTCTGTTGGTTTTTAGATTTATAATCTCCATATCAGCATCGCCCATAGAACGAAGCTCTTTTTCGGTCTTTTTATTTATCTTTGCGGTTCTTCGTTTTACGACTACGTTTCCGCATCTATAAAGAGTGTTTAAAAACCTCTCTGTTCTTTCTCTGCCATTTACTTTTTGAAACCATGCACGAAAAAATTTCTCGATGCGCTTGTTTGGATGAACAATGTTAATTCCCTGACCAGCAAAATCAGCCATAAGGTCAATGACGTTTCTAATGATTCCAACCCTGTCATAAGCAGCCATGCACATTTTTATGGCTTCTTTTTGCTGCTTAGGTACGGCCTCAGAACCACGAAAGCGATTGTAATCTTCTCGATTAAATCCGGTTCTTACAGAACGATTAGGCTCTATATCAAGAAAAGACCTACGGTTATAAGCGCTAGCTTTTTGAACACCGTCATAAGATTCAATATTGTCTGAAGTGTCTTCCAGTGCTTGTCTTTTGCCAGATTCATCAGACCAAGTAACAAATGACGGGGTTTTTTGCTGATTTTGAATTGGATCTTTAGCCATTATTCTACCTATTGAATTGTAATTGGAATGATTGTGAATTAATCTGTATGATTATACACCAAACTAATACACATCCCTCATCCCTTCAGTAAACCAAGCTGGCCCTACATATTCCGGGCCATCCATTTTGCCCTTTATACCTCCTGCAAAGCCACCAATAGTATCATAAACAGGAGGTGGGGATGTGCGCAATATCTTTCTTGCAGACATGTTCGCCATAATTAAAGAAGAATACCTGTCTTTTCTCAAACGGTCTTTTCTTCCACCCGGAAGTTTAACCTCTGGGGTGTCCCATTTATCTCTACCGGTGGCGGTTTGCGTCATGATTATCATCGAAAGCTCATCTTTAAGTTCCTCTATTTCCATAACGCAATCTTCTAATGTGTCGTAAACCCTATCCTTTAATTTATCATCAGATATAGCAAGTCCTAATGTTGCCGAATCAAAATATGGAAATAAAACTGTTTTGTCTTCAAAGTCTTTTCTTAGTCCATGATTAGCTTCACCAACCCAGTCAGCTTTTGCGAATTGAATCATCTCTACAATATGCAGTCCGGGTTCACCGTCAGTGTCTTTTTCTTTTTTATCGTCTATGGTTGGCCAAATAGCCAGTTCTCCTTCTTGAATTTTATCCTTATCATGCAAAGCCTCAATAATAGCAATACCCCCACCTTGTGCATCTAGTGCAATTTCCTCACACGGAAACACCTTCATCAAATCTCTAATTTTTCTAGCACAGTAAGAATAAAAATCCGTTTCATTGACAATACCAGCTTTTAATTGTTCTTTATGTCTACTTCTATTGGTAGTCCAGCAATGAACAATTCTGCTATGCTCTTCATGAACCTCCATAACCACTATAGAAAAATTGTCTACTTCAGAAGCGGGATCAATACCATATACATATCTAGCGTTAGGATTTCCCCTAGTTGCCGCCTGAAAGTTCACTTCTCCGCTTGGTAAATTAATCGGATTTTGTGGGGAGACAACGCAGCTTTCTATTAAAGAGCGCTTGAAGAACCCGTGGCTGTCTGTAGCGAAACACGCCCCAAATTCCATTTGATAGATACCGGAGTGAACGGTAGCTTTAGATCTAGCTACTTGAGCATCATCCATAAAGCCCTCTGGTAAAAGCTCAAATGGAATACGAATAATAGAATATTGTGTCCAGTCAAAAGCTTTTGGAATTTCTTCTTCTCCAAATAACTCAGCCAGTCTTTTGGGGTTCCCCTTGCTTTGGATTATTTGTTTCCACTTTTTCCAATATTCAGCAAAGTGATTAAAGTCGTAATAAGCAGTACCAGAAAGTATGATTTGGTTTCCAACCCCCTTGTCAATTTCCCGCTCGTCCCCTTCTACTTTTCCAAGCTCTATAGCCTTTTTTTGTGATGCTATTCTCCTTACGTTTTCTACTGGAGAAGCGGTAACGGCGGCAAAACCAGCAACAACATTTTCAAATATTTCACGGGGAATAGATGCAAACTCGTCTGCAATAATATCGTTGGCTCGTTGACCACGAATTTTACTACCATCACCAAGAGGTAGGCATGTTACTGTACTATCTCCTATTGTTAGCCTGCACATGTCAACGCCACGTCTAGGGCCACCAGTGCCGCCAACGACATCTCGCAATATTGGAGAGTTTCTCCATATGCCATCCATGTATTCAAAGAGAATTTTAGACTGTCTAAAAGCGGCACCAACGATAATAACCTTTCTTCCCGGCATCAACAAAGCCCGAAGGATGGCATACACAGACAGTATGAAAGATTTTCCAAAACCACGACTAGCTATGAGCATTGGAAATTTTCTATTCCACATTTCCTTGAGCATCAAAGCCTGAGTAGGCAAAAGATCTATGTTAAGCATTTCTTTGCAAATAAATGAGAAATACTCTGGGTTAGTCATCAACCATGTTAGCTTTGTTGTAAACTCTTCCTCGGTTTGAATGGAAAAGGGATTAACAATTTTGGACTCATCTATATTTAGATTGAGCCAAGCGTCGTTAATTTCTTCTATGTTGTTACTCTGCCTGTTCACGCAATAATATCTCCGTAACCTCGTCGAATATAATCATGGCTCGCTGCTCTGCGTTTTCTTTGTCTAAAGCAAACACAAGCTCCACGCCATATTGCTCTTCATATTCTCGCAGTTTTTTCCACATAAACTTTCCATTCATCCTAACGTGCTGCATTTGCTTTTTAGGAATTCCTGAGTTCTTTGGGAAGTTCATTAAGTCGTCTATAGAAAACTCAAAGATGATATACTTCCATCGAAAATTACACATGCGTTGAATTTCGTTTTCAAACGCTTTTCTTTTTTTTCCAAGGTTCGTGGCTAATTCACCAGTGGAGGCTTTTCGTTCAATGACAAGGTATTTCTCTAACCCTCTGGCGGTGTAGTCACCAGTTTTTAAACCCCAGTCAGCAACGACTAGACATCTATCGAAAGATTCAAAATTCCAACCATTTTTCTCTCTAGTGTCTTTTAGTATGATATGCTTTTGACTCATGATGACAACCTTAAACCAAAAGGTCTTGATTCGTGTGTTCCCTTTATTTCGCTAAAATTGATACTTTTAATATCAATAATATGCCCGCCTAGATAATGATTATTAAGTTCTTCTAGAG